CGCACGTCGAGACAATAGTATCGATGTCGCGCAAGGATAAATGACGCATGAAAATATGATATGGTTACAGCATGTTATCTGTATCATAGCACTCACAGACCTGGCCTCCGGAACCGCTTGAAAACGCTCTGCGGAAACTTATCCACATAAAAATTCGGAGGGTTGAGTTGCCCATTTGGATGTTGGCCATTGAAGCAGTGATTTGGATGTTTTTTCGGCAAGGTTGAGTTAGTGATTTGGATAAAACGGGGTTGAAGCGTTGATTTGGATGCCGTGGCAAACAAAAAAGCTCCCCACACTCTTGCGGCTGTGGAGAGCTTTTGTCTACGCCTCGATATCGACCGTGATCCCCGACTTGAAGCCCACGGTTAATTTGTTCTCGTAGACAGTAATCTTTTCAATCAGCCTCGCTACCAGCTTTTCGTCAAAATCAGCGATGCCGGTGGGCTGGGCCTTTATAAAGTCCTGCAAGTCATTTATCTGCTTCATCTGCTCATCCCGGACAACGCTGTCTACCTCAGCCTGCTTTCTCATGTCGCGCAGACGGAAAATCTCGTCTGCAATGGCGTTGTAATCTTCTTTCCGATTGACTTTTTCCAGAAGTTCCTTCTGCAGCTCCCGCAGCCGTTCATCAATTACTTCCGGTGAAAAAGTGTCCCCATAACGTACTACCGTTGCAATATCGGCCTGGAGCGCCTGCAGAAAATCTGTCTTCCGGCAGAGCACCTGATTGATGGCATCGAGCGCCGTCTGCTCCAGCAGCTTCTCGTTCACTGTCCTGCTGCGGCAGGACTGACCGGTGTTCTCAAGCCGTGAGCAGCACCGCCAGACGATGGACTTTACGCCGCGATTGTTCCAGTGCACGCGCCGGTAAAATTCCCCGCATTCGCCGCAGAACACGATCTGTGCAAAGCAGTGCTTGCAGGAATAGCAGCGCCGCCTGCCGTTCTCCATAGTATGAACTGCTCGTCTGCGCACCATCTCCTCCTGCGCCAGCAGAAAGATATCCTTCGGAATTATGGCTTCGTGATCGCCTTCAACATAGTATTGCGGAACAACACCGTTATTTTTAATGCGCCTTTTCGTCAGGAAATCCATGGTGTATGTCTTTTGCAGCAGAGCATCACCGATGTATTTTTCGTTTCTAAGAATTTTGTTAATTGTACTTGTATGCCATTTCCCTTTGCCCGCGCCGGTAATAATCCCGTCTGCCTCGAGTCCCGCAGCGATTTTATCCATGCTCAGCCCCTCAAGGTATTCCCGGTAAATGCGGCGGACAATTTCAGCCTGCCCGGGATCAATGACAAGATTGCCGTCATTGTCTTTAGTGTATCCCAGAAAACGGTTGTGATTAACCTGCACCTTGCCTTGCTGATACCGATACTGGATGCCCAGCTTCACGTTCTGTGACAGGCTTTGGCTTTCCTGCTGGGCAAGGGATGCCATAATCGTAAGCAGCACTTCGCCTTTGGAATCCATCGTGTTGATGGCTTCTTTTTCAAAATAGACCGGGATATTCTTATCCTTCAGCTCACGGATGTATTTCAGGCAGTCCAGCGTGTTCCGGGCGAAACGGCTGATCGACTTTGTGATGACCATGTCGATGTTTCCGGCCATGCACTCGTCAATCATGCGATTGAACTCTTCACGCTTTTTTGTGTTTGTGCCGGTGATTCCATCGTCTGCAAAAATGCCCGCCAACATCCAGTCCGCATGCGTTGAAATGTACTCTGTATAGTGTTCTATCTGCGCTTCATAGCTGGTTGCCTGTTCCTCACTGTCAGTGCTGACCCGGCAATACGCTGCCACGCGCAGTTTCGGCTTCTCCGCCTTTTTGATATTGTTCCCGACCTGCCTTCTTGCCGGAATGAGCGTTACGTTTCCCATCAGTTATCTACCTCGCATTCTATCCTGCTGTATACGTATTCCGCCTGCTCTGCAGGAAAGTCAAAATGCTTCTGAATATCCATGAGGAAGAACCGTGTCGGCACTGCGATTTCGGTCTCATGGGAGACTCTGTTTGTTCTGCCGAGGGAAACAGCTCGCTTCTGCAATTCTTCCTTTGCGTTATCATAGATATCCGCGTCTATGATTGCCGGGTAGAAATCGTCGCCGAGGTAATGCGCATTCATCAATAGACGCTTGACAGCCCCGTGCCGGGCGTTAATTCCGGCTTCCTTGGCGGCGGTTTCGAGTGACATGCCGGACAGGTAATTAGCGTAGAGCTTACGAATCATTCCGGCAGCATTTTCATCGGCAACGGCACCCCCGTTTTCAATTCGGTATCCGAATGGTATGTGCCCCATGCTTTTACATCCTTTCCTTCAGCGTTAGCCCGCATTTCATCTCAAAGGCTATCTCCTCACGGGATGCCACCACGATGCGGGCCACGGTATTTTTAAACAGATCTTCATCAAAAGCTTCCAGCATTATGCCTTTACCAGTCCAATGCAAAAGCTCCATCGCCGCCATCATGTTTTCAGACTTGCCGTTTATCGTCTTGCCCAGGGACTCGATTTCAGTTCTGATTTGGCCGGCTTGTCTTAAAAGTTCATTTTTTTCTTCATGGTAAATAATCTGGTCGATGTAGCCCTGCGCCACCAGCTTGGCGAGAGTTTCACGTTTTCCAGAATTTTCAAGAAGCTGCGTTTGCAATTTCTGAATCCTATGCAGGGCCGCGTCCTTGCTGCCTTCCTTCAAAGATTCAACGAACGGCTTCAAAACCACGCTGTGTCCAAAAACCAGCTTATTTATCATCCGTATAAAAGCTGCCTTGAGCGCATCGTCCCTGACATATTTCATGGAACAATGGCTCTTGTCTTCAATATGGGTTTTGCAGATCCAAGCTGCATAATTACGGTCATTACAGTAGTGAATCCTATGCTTAAATGTACTACCGCATTCCCCGCATATGATTTTGCCCGAAAAGCAGTACCGGCTCTGGTACTTATCACCGCCATTGACGATGCCTTTTTCCTTTCCGTGCTGGGCGATGATGGCGTTCGCGGATTCAAAGCATTCATGGCTGATGATGGCCTCGTGGTGGTCAGCCACAGCGTACCTGTCCTTCTCTCCGTAATTGACATGGCGGTTGAATTGAGAATCCGTAAAGGTTTTCTGGAAAATCACATCGCCCGTGTATTTTTCGTTGGCAATCATGCCGCGCACTGTTGAAGACGTCCATTGTCTTCCCCTTTTAGTCGGAACTCCCTTTGCATTCAGTTCACTTGCAATGGCATGGGTACCTTTGCCTGAAAGAATCTGGGAGAATATCCATCGAACAGTTTCAGCCTGCGCGGGGTTCACCACTATCTGCTCGCCTTTCCATTCATAGCCATATGGCAGATAGCTTAGTTTGAACGTTCCGCTTTGAAAGCGTTTCTGGATTGACCATTTGGCATTGGCAGAAATGGAAGCAGCCTCTCCCTCTGCCATGCTGCTTAAGACGGAAAGGATAAGCTCGCTTTCCATAGCGGCGGTATTCAGATTTTCTTTCTCAAAATAAACGGGAATTCGCAGCGTAAGAAGCCTTCGGATCATCTCCAGGCAGTCTGCCGTATTTCTTGCTAAGCGGCTTATGGACTTTGTTATGACAAAGTCAATCTTCCCGGCCTCGCAATCTTTCAGCAAACGCAGCAGCCCCGGTCTCTTATCCTTCTTGGTGCCGCTAATGCCATCATCAAAATATACTCCGGCGAGCACCCAATTCTCGTGCCCGTCGATATAATTTTCATAGTGTTTTTTTTGCGCTTCCAGGCTTTCAAGCTGTGCTTCGCTGGACGTAGATACACGGCAATAGGCTGCCACCCGCAAGATTTTTCTTGCAGGCTTATGATTTTTACAGCCGCCTAATTTTGTTATTTTTTTCATGGCATTAGCTCCATTCGATGCAATCCATCACTCTGAACGCACTGTTTATCAAGTCATTTTAGGCATTATTTCTGCCAGGAAGGGAGAAAATATTTTCCGGTTCAATACCGTCAATTTACTGAATTGCAGCATGGAAATAAGTCCGGCATCCAGCATGGATTTTATGATGTGCTGCGCCCTGTAGTAGTCTACGTCCCGCTGCAATTGTTCTGCAGTAAAAAATCGGTCAGTGCTAACGCCATCAAGAGCGGCGGCAAGATGCGAAACGCATAAAAATTTTTCGTCAGGCATAGCCGCCTCCGAAACGATGTCTAATGTAGCATGCATGGCAACAGTAGATCCGGTGTGCGCTCCCGTATGCCGTGAACTCAATGCCGCAGACCGGGCAGGCGTATGAGTACATCGCCTTGCGGTTCATTTTTTCTGGATTGGCGTTCCACCAGGCGAGACGGCATTCCGCTGAGCAGAACTTGCGCTTCTTCTTGCCCGGAGTGTGCGTCAGGGGCTTGCCGCAGTTGCGGCAGAAATCTCCGCCGCACTCGATGCCGTCCATTTTGCCGTCCAGCCCATTCCTGCGGCAGTATGCCG